GTTTCACACATCATTACCTGCTTTCCGCAAGGCGACTTATTTATCGTTGGTTGGTTTAACCTCTTCATTGCTTGACAACTCTGGAGTAGCAGGCTCAGAGTTATCAATATCCATAAGTTCTTGAGTGTCATTTTCTAAGTCCTTGAAGACTTTTGCAGTCTTCGCATTAGCACGAGTTTCTATCATCCCTGGCTTTGCTCGTGCGAGCCGTGTTAAGTTATGATCCTTGAAGATCTTCATAGCATTGTCTTTCTCTCGCTGTAACTCATTATTCCTTGCGGTGAGTGCAGACATTGCCGCTTCTGATTTCTTTGCATTTTCTTCTGCAGCCTTCAGTGATGATTCTGCAGTGCGAACAGCAATCTCCATCTGAACTTGGTTTTCTTTTAGAGTTCGATTGTTCGCCTCGAGTTTACTCACTGCTGCTTCATACTTTGCAACTGTTGTTTGGTAGTGCATATATCCACCACCAATGGTACCGATAATCGCAAAAATCATAATCAATTTAAAATACATATTATTCTACTCGCTTTTTAGATCCTATGCTATACTTTGTTACTAAATCCCAATCACCTCGTTCAGAATAAGAAATGATCTTAATTTGAGACAGTGGGCACAAAGGTGCTTCCACTTTTGTTGAATCTACTATAGTAAGCAATCCCCATTCAGATAACAGTTTAGCAATAGAATTTCTTCTACCTTTATCGTTATCCTCAAAGTTAGTTGGCTTACCGTCAAGCGCAAACAGTTCCTTAAAGTGAACTATATAATACTTGCCGCGCTTGTGTAAAATATGACAGGATTGAAATAGTTTCTTTTCTTTTCTAGACGCAACACCAATTCTAGTTAGTGTTTCTCTTACCTTTAGAAAATCATCCGCATTCTTTAGTTGGACCTCCAACAATGTATCTATACCGACTTCCATTACCTTTATAACTCCTCATGGGGCTCAATCGCCTTTTTCTGTTTTTATTCTTAAATCATTCAGTTGCTCTTTAGTAAGAACTTTTAGCGCCTCTTTAGCCTTTGATTTGTTGTATCCAAACAGTTCGGATATGAGCAGAAGATCGTCAGAAATCTCTTCCTTGTGCCACTTACTAAATCTTTTACGAGGACGTATACTATTTAGCAAAAAGAGAAATTGCGCTTTCTTCGGGAGTTGATGATACTGGTTCATTTCGTTCGCATAGAAGATAGAATCAGGAAAATACGATAATCCTCTATTCGTCAGAAATGGTTCATAGGATTTCTCTGCCAACGCATCGTTAGCAGAGTCTTCCATAAGGTTTTCTTTTGTTGAATTGATTGCGTTCAGATAATCAAATGGTTTCATTTTACAGTGATATGCTCATAATATTTTGTTTCAAGAAGTTCACGATTCTTTAGATGTTGATCTTCAATGTCATCTTTTGACTGCCCATAATACTCTACTGCGAGGTGTTTGTCAATCATTAATTGATTCACAGAACATTGTCGGTCAGTTTCGGGATCATACACAATGAATTCACCAAGGATACGACCGAACTTACCTGTCGCATCTTTGTGCGTCTTCAGTGTACCTTCTTTACCTAACATTGCTTTTAGGAATTCCTTAGCCGCAAGTCCAAATCGCTTTTCCGTTTTATCACGAGTACGGGACTCAGGAGTATCAATACCATACAACCTAACGCGCTGGTTACTGAGAATAACATCAAAACCAAGATCAATGTCAATGTCCACTGTATCGCCATCCACCACCTTTTTAATTTTGCACCTATACTCATACATATTATTTTCCTTGATTAAAATTTAAAATTGTTTGTATTCCGCTCAGATTCATATAGTAGTTTCCTCATGAACTACATAAACTTTCCATCGAGGATGCCTCTTAGAAAGGTTCTCAGCATACTTCATCAAGCGATTTTTCGACCTGCTACGTTTTTTAACAAAAGTGTTAAAACCATCTTTCACCACTATTTTGTATCTCATCATTTAAACTCCACTATATTATTTTCCTTGATTAAAATCTAATACAGTTTGTGTTCCACCTTTAGTTATCGCATCCCACTGTTCTGGTGTAATATCATCAATACTGTGATGCCCAGGTGCAGGCTGATTCATATAATCTGATAACACTTTAGGTCGTTGACTCTGTTCCTCATCGTGTATGTATAACTGTATCAAAGCATAGTGTAAAACTTTCAGCAGGTCTTTTCTATGATCTTCAGGCTTTCCTTTCTTTCCATATCTCTGTGCATACTTCAGCACATTACCGATACAGAAACCAGTTCCATGCCCGCCGTCAATAACAAACTCGGTAGCCTGAAACTTTTCCTTTGCATAATGTTGGTCATACGTTGAGTTTACATACTGATGAAACTCTTTGATGAGTTCCCCTTCATTGAACTTGTAGTTAGGTGTAATTTCACATGGTTTCATAATTAAATTCCTATTGCCATCTATAGAATTTATGCTGCCCTATTTGACCTACGGATTGCATACCTCTATCATTTACCCAATTGGGTGTTACATATGTCGCATGATAATGTGTTGACCCTTCAGTTATACCACGAAAACTCTGATTTGTCAAGGACCTTTCAGCCAACATTACTGCCTTCTCCCAAGCAAACTCGTCAAATGGGTCATCATCTAATCCATCACAATACCAACTAAACTGACAGGCGTGTCTGATAGGAACTACATTACCTTTCCAGTTCACTCTAGTCTTTGCTTGCTTGACTACATCACACACAGTATCAGGAAAGCGTCTGCTTTCGATACGATTCATTACTACATCAGCGACTGCAAGTTGCCCTGCATAGTTGTCTGATCTTGCTTCGTGATATATGTTAAGTGCTAAGCACTCGACATCATCTTTGTTGACTTCCTCTGCTTCTACTGTAAAGATTTCTTTTTCAAAGATACCAGGCTCTTCTGGTTGAACTTCTTCCACTTGTGGCTCTGGAATTGGTTCGTCACTTGCGATGATACTCTTTACGTAGACAGCAGCACCCACAACCATCACTATCCAAAACAGGATAGGACCGACGTACTTTGTTTTCACTTGAAAGCATCTTCCGGTTTGTGAAGTGTTCCTTTACGGTCAACAAAGAACACAGTTCCATCATCTCTTATCTCAATCGCTTTGCAACCAAGAAGGTCGATGATTTCATCTCCTACAGCACTGGCACCTTTATACTTACCCCAATGGTAAGCAAGTGCCATACATCCTAAAGTTAATAAAGTTTGATAGATGGGTTCCATCCGTTCTCTCCTTACTTGAATTGACAGTCTGCCATAACTTCCGTTAGGAATGATACAGTATTTATCTCTTGGTCAGCAACAAAAGCTGAGTTATACGAGTATCTCCCTAGATGGATAATCATTTGAGGAATAGATGTTGGCTCTAACACATCATCCATACCATCAAATAGCATTCGAAAAAGGCTTGTCGGGTCTTTGTCTAAGTTTTCCGCAACCCATCTTCTCATAGCAGGAAAGTTTTTATTCTTTAAGAATGTCACAAGTTCCTGTATATTAGTTCCATCAATGTTTGCTAGAATACCAGTATCAATCTTACCTGATGCGGAATATCTTTGCAACTCATTAAGCGTTCTTCTGAAGTCTGGAAAATATTTAAGAATGAATTTGACAAGCACTTTATCATCTGCTTCTACATTTTCTTTCTTAAGGATATCTTTCAGCCTTGCAAAAAACTTAGCGCCGAGGTCTTTATCGTGTTTGTCAATCTTAAAGTTGACAACCGAACATCGACTATGGATAGGGTCAATAATTCGATTCAGGAAATTACAAGTCATTATGAAACCACAGTTCTTAGAAAACTCTTCAATGAAATTCCTAAGAGCAGGCTGAGTAGATTGTGGATTGAGATAATCTGCCTCGTCAAGAATGACGTACTTGCGACCACCTTTCAGAGAGACTGTGGAAGCAAAGTTAAATATCTCGTTTCTCAGTGTATCAATGTTTCTATCCATCGAGCCATTGATGACGAGATATGAACAACCTAACTCATCTAGCATTGCTTTAGCAGCAGATGTTTTACCAACACCTGCTCTGCCAGCTAGTATCATATTAGGAATGTTCTTGCTTTTCACAAACTCAAGAAAAGTATCTTTGAGTTCCTTAGGCAGAATAAGTTCATCAACAGATTTAGGTCTGTACTTCTCCACCCACAACATATCTTCTAACATATCAAACTCCAAACATAACAAAGTAGCATCTTACCATAAAATAGTAAATGATGCAAGCCATACGCTGTTAAAATAACAGCCATCAAAATTTTGAAGCTTGGGCTCATTCCGAGTAGGTTGAGCCCGCTTCAGTAGCAATCCAGTATTGGAGCGTTTCATTAGCATTGACGAAGTATGAGATACCTTCAGTCGTGATAGAAACATCGTATGTGCCAGGAATAATCTTCAGGCTATCATAGCGAAAGATGCTCTGGAATTCTGCAGTAGTCTCACCAACATCAATCCAGAAAACATCAGAGTCTTCATTCTTCACGTCAATCGCTGCGATTGAAATCTTATTCCTATCACCTCGAATCACGATATTAGGAAGACCTAACACACCACCAAGCTTCATCACTTGAGACAGAGTGTCATTAGTGAGAGTAAACTTTACTTCGGCATCTTCAATATCTAACTCATCTTCGGGAGGAGACACAACCATAATCTCATCAGACAGACGATACAGAACACGCGCTCTTTCATCGTCAATCTCAAGAGACTTGTTATCGATATTGATTTTGATGTCAGGGCTGTTCATAATAGACAGAACAGACAACAAACGATTCAAATCATAAATCACAAAGGTCTCATCAAAAGAATCTTCAATTTTTGCTTGCGCTAAAATGTTTTGTTCTTTAGATACAGTGCGAATGACATTGCCTTTCTTGAAAACCATTCCGTGATTGATTTGGGAAAAGTTTTTCAACACAGACATTGTGCTTTCACTTAGTTTCATCATATTCACCTCTAGTCATAAAAAACATATTATATCACACAATAATAAAAAAAGCAAGAGAAGAGGGCGACATTGCGCCGCCCAGTCTCATTACTGAGCGGCAGCAGCAGGGTCAACCACTACAGTTTCAGCGGCGGGCTCGGCTTCTTGGGATTCCGCAGAAGCCTCTTCTGATTCACGAACCGAAAGAATAATCTGGTTAGAGAATGCATCCTTCGTCACAGAAAGCTGGTCAAGCTGGAATTGCAGGTTTTGGATCTTAGAATTAACATCCTGTACCTGAGCTACGAGATACTTCTGTTGATCAGTCAATTGATCTTCAGTGTACTCTTTACCATCGATAGTAATCATAATAACTCCTTAAGGTTTGTAGTAAACAAATATAGGTTCGTATTTATGAATAGAACCATTTATCACGCAACTATTTTTAAAAGTTGCTTGCTCGTCAGAAACTCTGTTTCCGCCAGGCATTTTCGCAAGAGCCATTTTCAAGAATCCTTTGTATTCCATCCCAAACTCTTCCAAAATTTCTCTGCTATCATCTTCTAGTGGTAACATATCTTTACCGAGTTTTATGTCAGCAATGTTCCACAAAAGATATCTGTCGCTCCTCAAATATTCCACAGCAGTTTTCAGTGTCTGTCTTAGAAATCCTTCCTTCCACACTTCATACGTATCAAACTTCTTGTAGGATTGTTCGTCATCTTCTGAATATGCTTCCTTAGAAAAATAAGGAGGCGACGTAAAAACTAAATCAAGATTTCCTTTATACTTTTTAAATCTTGTATCTTTATCTATAACTTCTGAACCCAATTGGTACACATCAAATGTATTAGACTTCTTAAACAGTGTTCCAGAGTTTTTAGTTTCATTATAGAATTTTGCTAAGTGTTCGTATTTAGTACTTTTTTCTCCATCTATGTATATAGTGTGGTCAGTGTTAGGGTCAGTTCCTATGTAATTAATTATACTTGGAGAACGAACTGCCATAGCGCCTAGTATTCTTCCACCCCATCCACTTGACGGGTCATAGATGTTTATGACATCTTGGTCCTTGATGTGCCTCGTATATTTCTCGTACAAATACTTAGCAGTCATTGGAGGAAAGTTTACAGCATATTGACACCAAGAGATTCTAAATGCTTTTAGTCCAATAGGAAACAACTTTTGTCTTTTTTTATAGATTCTAATCTGATAGATGAATCCTTCCTTATCTTCCTTCACATTAGCTTTACACGTTTCGGGAATATTATAACAGGAAAGTTCATCCTTTGTCAAGTGCAAAAACTCAGTTGTTCTTAAATCATCCTTGAAGCCTGTATACTCTGTGTCTTTCTTATGGTCAATCCAATAATCGTGTGTGTCATATACTCTTGCTTTATTCTCAAACCATTCTATAAAACTTTTAGCATCAGTGACTGTATGAGACTGACTTCCTATAGTAATAGTCTCACCAACTTTGATAGTTAAAGAATATGAATAAAAAGAGTCACGCTTGAAATGACGCCGAGCATACTTGAGAGTTTTTTCTAGTAAGTTATCATTTTTGAAATGGTCATAAATTGACAACCCATCATCATTAGCACTGTAGTTAATTCTAGTTTTCATCATAGTAGGAAACCACTGATTGGCAGCGTTTCCTAGATTCGATGAATTTTTTATTACATCAAGTTCTCCAGTAGTATCGTCTAATCTCTCAAACTCGTGAACTGGATATCCATACATTTTCTTAAATTGGTCTTTGATTTCTTCTTCATCGTATCCTACTCTTGGAGGAAATCCCAACTCATCCCATGCGTATACAACTGCTTTGCGCAGTTCGACAAACCACTCAACAAACTCATCGTCAGTCATCCACATAACTTCTTCAAAAGGTTTGTTGGTCCAATGGTTCATCAACCAATCGTTCTTTTCATAAAATACTTTTGTCATACTTGTTCTATTCCCACATTACTGTCAAGTAGAAACTGTTTACCTGACCCCACATTTGATTCATAATCATCTGCGTAATAGACTGCAGTGATTCCGCTCTGGTGTATTAATTTAGCACAGTTGATACACGGCATATGAGTCGTAAACATTACAGCATCCTTACACGATTCCGAACTCTGTGCTACTTTCGCTATAGCGTTTGTCTCTGCGTGTAAGACTTCATCCTTTGTAATCTTCTTGCAGTATACTTCGTAGTCAGAAGGATGCATCCAGTCTTCAATCGTTTCGGGGTCGTAGTACTCACACTCGTTATCCCAGCCGGATGGCATTCCATTGTAACCAATGGAAATGATGCGATTATCTTTTACAATAATCGCACCGACTTGCGCTCGTGTAGCATAGCTAAGTTCGGCAAATGTTTTTGCCGTATTCATATACGCTTCTTTGAATCTACTCTTCATCTAGATACTCGAAACATTCCTTAACTGCTTTAGTTTTTTCGTCTGTGTTATGGTAGTTGAAATAATCTTGTGGAACGTCATGCCACTTTTTTACCATCCATCCTACATACGCATAGTATCCTTTGCCATTAGTGTCGCACCAATCGTAGTTGAGTTCGCAATGAGTTTTATCATACCATACTTGCTCAGGCATAGTAGCAACGTCAGTCTCAACAAATCCAACTTGAAACTTGTTGATATCGAAGGGTTCATTCAGTTCCAAATCAACTTGCCAGAACTGACCTTTCTCTGCGCTATGAAACATAAGAACAGGAACAACATCTCCGTTCTCTAGTTCTTCGTCGCTAGGCTCTTCACTTCCAGCATAACACTCACGGCTATACACATGAGTAGCATCATTCAAACTAAAGATTTCAGGCTCACCAATATCTTCTCCGTCATCATCTACTCGCTGAACATAGACATCCGAATCACCATAGCAACTGTTGAAGTGTTCGAGGTCGTCTATCTCGTACCAACCACCTGGATTGTATCCTTCGATTGGCTCAGGTGAATCAGAGGTCTCCCAATCTACATCCCAATCACACAATACTTCGATCAAATCGCCGTCACCATCTTCTTCAACACGCTCTTTCCAATAGCGAACGAAGTCAGCATTGACTGTTCCAATAGCAACTTCACCGCCGTAACGCCCCGCTCTCACAACATATTTGTACATAATATACTCCTAACGAATATCGTATTGTATCACAAAAGTTTCTAAAAAGCAACATTCCAATATAAAATATTTTTTGGCTTATCGTGCGTCTCATAGTAATCAAGCATAGGCTGCCAACCCTTTGCGTCATATGTAGGTGCAGAAGGAAAGGGAGGTACCTCGTGTTTCTTGACTGGGCGGTCAAACTTGTATGGCGAGATATGATGGATTGCTCGACCAATCTCTCTTTCTTTCATAGAGTGCCCAACTTGAACTACATGGATTTCTGCTTCGGGAAACGCTAACTGAAGCCCTCTATTGAGAGTTCCTGACGACCCTACTGACCATATAGCATCAGGCACGATAGGAAGGTCTCTAGCAACTTTGATGATAGATGCTAGTACAGTTTCGTGTTCTAATCCAAGGGGGAGAACTCGGCGAGTGGATGGGCTCTCTTCTACATACTTACGTGCTTTTGATTGCGTCACATTGAGCATACCCATTTTGACCCAGTGATATTCTGCACCGAGTTCCAACCCCCTCCTTTGGTAGTCATGGAGTTTATCCATACTACGCTCTGCCATAAACAGTACGGCTTTCTTTCCGTACCTTTCGCACACGACCGGCAGACTAATCTGTGCATAACCTGTTGCGGGGCAAGACCCAAACACCCATTCTTTGACATCTCTGTTTTCTTCTGCGTGACCTATAAAGTAATCAATGAAACGAATCTTGCTACCATAACTTAGCAAATCGTCACGCACTACAGATACCCCATCGTATTCTTCAATAACGGGTGCGGGGTTTGGGTCTTGCCAACCAGCAATCAACTGTAAATAAGTTTCAGCGGATAAGTTTTCCATAGAGATTTTCCTGAGTAATCACATCAACAACTAAATGTATTCTGTCTTCATCACCAAAGTTTACTGCTTTGTGTGGCTTCCTTGTGTCTAGGAACCAGCACTCACCCGGCTTCATCTGTACATTCTGTTCTACACCATCAGTGTCCCAAACTGTAAACACAACATTATCATTAGTCACAATAGGAAAGTGAAGTCTTGCTAACTTACCTAGCGATCCACCTGAATCGGGGTCAACTTGGTCTGTGTGTCTGCTAAGTTCTCCTGTCTTTGGCTTGAGTAACATAAACCGAATCCTATGTACGTCATCACCAAAAGGTTTGATTAACGAACGTACTTCTGGAAACGCATCATATAATACAGTATCTTGTAGGGAAAAGTCAATACCTTCGTTCTCTTTTTTCCAGGCTTTTGACATCTCTTCTGGTTTAGTAATAAAGGAAGGGTCTTCTGTATATCCACGCAAGGACAGTGCTGACCAAGACTTACCTTTGTTGTAGTTGCTGTAGTGATTAGTAAACTCAGGTAAAGCATCAAGTTTTCTTCTAATCAACTCAATAAGTGACATATCAACATCATCAACTTTTGTGATGCCAATATATTCTGCGGGGTCTACTTCGGGAAACTGACGTGCTTCACCTCTGTAGTATATTTTGTAGATTTCTCCATAAGAAGTAATCTTAGGTCCGACTTCAGCAAAGCCTGCTCGCTGCGCTAGTTGAATGTGAGAGTTATTCTCTGCCCACACATATAGCCAACAGTCTCTATTCCGATATTCTGAAATCTTTTGTTCTAGTGTAGCGATATTACCGGACAACTTGCCGAGCGTAATGTCTCCTTTTCTTTTGTATGCTAGAGTAGTGCCACCGTACATAGTAATCACTGAACTAGTTTTTGCTTCCACAACTTCTATTCTAGCATCATCTAACAGGTATAGATTTTTCTTGTGTAAGGATTCGGCGATATTATTCTTCTTATACTTTGCAAATGGCGATAAAGTATATTGATTGTAATCCTCAAAATCTTTCTCAATGCTTTTGAGATAGTCTAACTCGTAACCGTGTTGCCAATCTTTCATTGTTCTATCATCTTAGAAAAGTTATTGTGTTTCTCAAACTTGATAACGTCAGCAAACTTGTCTTGTAGGATATCACCCTTGTGGCTGATAACAAACAGATTAGTTGCTTCCAACATATTCAGCAGTTTCATCAAGTCTTCTGTACCGTTGTTGTCTAGTGATGAATCAAAGACTTCATCTAGAATCAAAATGTTTGTGCTAGTTGAGTTCTTCAGTTTCGCAATCGTTCTCCACGTCAACATTAGCGCCATATCAATCCTTTGCTTTTCACCTTCAGAGAATGACGCATACGAAAAGTCATCACGGTGTCTAGACTTGATTGTTTCCTTGAACGATTCGTCTAAGTTGAAGTTCACAAAGAAATCCATAGACGCAAGATACTTATTCACTAACTTATTGATGATAGGAATATACTGCTTGATGATTCTAGTCTTGATACCAGAATCTTTGAGTAGGTGCGCAGCAATCTCTTGGTTGTGCTTTTCCTCAAGCATTGCTTTCACTCGTTCTTCATTATCAACAAGTTCTTGTTCTAACTCTTTGAGTTTCGCTTGCTGTTCTTTGATGTTAGTCTTCGACAACGATGACCTCGAGATTTCCTCTTCTAGCGAGCCAATATATTTCGTAGATGCGTTGTTCTCATTCTCTAGCGATGATATACGAATCTTCATTTTGTTCATCCGCTCCATAGATTCGTGAATGACTTCCATTCTACTTCTCATAGCAGCGTGTTTGAGTTTGAGTTCACGCAAGCCTTCATCAACTTTAGATTTCTTGTCTGACCGTTCTGCTATGATATCGTGCTTGAAGTGGTCTTCGATTCCTTGCTTACAAGTAGGGCACTCGTCATTGTCCTCGTAGAAAGAGATGTCGCTATCAATCTTTTTCTTGGTGCGCTTAAGGTCTTTCTGTACATCTTCAAGTTTCTTTATCTTATCGGTGATTGATGCTGCTTCTCGTACCTCCTCAGAGACGGCGTTATGCTTCTTCTGAAGGCATTTCAACTCCTCTAGACGTGTATCAATCTGTCCCTGCTCATTAGCAATCTGTTCTCGTAAGTTCTTGACTTTCTCTTTGTTATCCTTTTTGATATCCTCGATATACTGGCGATGTACCTCTATCCGCTCTTCAATAGAATCAGACTTATACTTGACGTTTGTAAGTTCATTCTTTAGTTTCTGATAGCGTTCTTTCAGTAACGAGTTCATCGTTGAGAAGATACGAATGTCTAGTAAATCCTCAATGATAGAACGACGGTCAGCCGCAGACAGTTGCATAAACGGAGTAAACGATGCGCTACCCAGAATCACAATCTGTGTGAATGACTTGTAGTTGAGTTTAAGTATTACTTTCTCAAATGTGTCTTGGTAATCTCTAACCGCAGCGTCTTGATTGAGCATATTACCATTACAGTATATCTCAAAGATGTTTGGTTTTAGACCACGAACAACACGGTAGGATTTGTTCCCAGTATCAAACTCAATCTCAACCATCGCATTCTTTTGGTTGATACTATTCAACAACTGGGGCTTGTTGATATTACGAAACGGCTTACCAAACAAACCGAAACACAACGCATCAAGCATTGTAGATTTACCAGAACCATTTGCACCAAGAATCAACGTGGATATTTCTTTATCCAAATCAATCTTAGTGTAATAGTTTCCAGACGATAAAAAGTTTTTATACTTCAAAGTTCTGAATATAATCACTAAACAGTCTCCTGCGACAGAGCCTCGACATAGAGTTCACGCATCAGTGTCTTGACTGGTTCTGCCTCGTTTATGTTTTGCTGGTCAATATAGTTAGATAGAATCGTCAGCGTGTCCTCCGCTTGGTCTATCAGTTCCGAATCAATATTTTCTATTGTGTCATCTGTGAAGTCTTCGATGACAGATATATTTGCCGGGTCAACATTATACAACTCATCGAGCATTTTGTCAAATAGATATGGGCTTTGTTTGTTCAGCACAACAATCTTTACATATGTGTCTGCGTATTTCTCAAAGTCTATATCATCCATTTCTTTGGAGTCATCATAGAAAATCTTATGAAACATATGGATAGTGTTTTCAACAAACTCAACTTGTTTTGTATCTGTGTCGAATATCCAGAAACCTTTGGGGTCTGCATAGTCATTCCAAAACAACTCGTATGGTGTGCCTGTGTATCTTACGTTACCAGACTTTGATTGTGTATGAAAGTGCCCACTGAACACATCGTCGTACTTGTCAAGGAAATCTGATTTCATACCATCGTGTGAGTTTACTCCTTTCATCATTTGGAATCCAGCCAACTCAAAGTGACCGATACAAAACGGAGAGGTACTTTTGTCGATGAACGAAAAGATTTCTTCTTGATTGTCTTTACATATCCACGGAATCATATCGAACACAGTATTGTCGATTGTCAACGTTCCTGGCTTCTGCCATAGAGTGATGTTGTCGTAGTCTTTCAACAACAAATCAGGAGAGTTTACTTCTACACTGTTCTTCCAGAAGATATCGTGATTACCAATCAATGCGTGAAAGTCAATGTCAAACTCAGCCAATCGGTCAAAGAAATATCTGCGACTCTCCGACAACGAAACAAAGTTAATATACTTCCTACGGTCAAACAAGTCACCTAACTGGATGATTGTTTTGATATCATTATCTTGTAGGTACGGGAAGAAATGTTTTGTATAGAACTCATCGTAATATCTGTGAAACGCTAGGGAATCGTTACGTACCCCAAAGTGCGTATCACCCAAAAGGCATACCTTCATAAAATATCCACTAATAGTTATTGTTGCGTATTATAGACAAAATCTAATGAAATGTCAAGACTTTTTCTTAGCCTTCTCTTTCTTCTTTTGTTTAGTTGCTTCAAAACTCTCAATGAAATCGGCAATGAACTCTTCACTGTACGCATCGTGCATCATCCCATTGAGTTGCTCTGTGACGTGGTCTTCGCCTAGATTTTGAATGAGCGTGTTAATGATTTCATTTTCCATACTCTTATATTTCACGTATAGATGTTTCTTCTCTTTCTGTATTCTGCGCAGGAATGCATAGTAAATAATCTGCGTAAAGTAAGAGAATGGATTCTTAGACTTCTCTGGGTCAAAGTTGTCAATGTACAGCAAACAGTTCTCCACACCGTCTGAAATCATATCATCCTTGAATGTGTAGTTAGCAAAGTTTGGCTTGCGGGATAAATGTGTCGCAATCTTAAAAAGACAGGAACCAATATACTCAGGAATTCTTGGTCTAGGCTTATTGTTCTTCTTGGCTTTGATGACTAAGTTGCGATACTCAATCATATTTTCCAAAAACTCTTGGTTGTTAACGTAGTGCTTCAGTGGTTTGTCTTTCATAATAAAATCCTCAAAAAAACTTGACAAATGCTTGACAATAGGGTAGAATAGCAGTGTAGCCAATAATAATGACTAATACTAATGTATTTCCTTCTTGTACTTCTTTTCCAACTCATCTAAAAAGTTATTTAACTCATCATCACTCATTAGGTCCTTCTTTTCAGAAGCAACCTCAGTATCTTCTGTATCTAAGAACTCAGTATTCAGTACTTGATAGTAAGACTGTTCAAGTTTGCTTGTAGGTGTAGATACAGAAATAATCCCTGTCTTGTAGATTCTAAATGGGTCTTTAAATGTTGAACTATAATCCCACTTGGCTACTTGTAGATTTAGTACCTGATTTTCTGTTGAAGAATATTCATTATAGATTTGAAAAGGATTAGTTACTTCAATATACGATAATGTTTCAGCAACAATCTCTGCTATGATTGTATCGCCAGACACTGTTTTTATTATTTTGCATATATTCATAATCAATCCTTCAACTGTATTTGGTATATCTTATAAGAGAACTTCTCTTCATTATATATTTTCATTCTCTCAACAAAATGTTGTAGAGTGTAGTTTTGTTTTTTGCCGTGAGTAAGGTCATCAGCAATATCATATAGTGTCGCATATTCTTTGTTATCTCCCAGTCTTAATCCTCTACCGATTGACTGTAGAGTTCTCACTTTACTTTTACTAGGCGAAGCAAATATAACATTATGCAAGTTCTTTATATTTATACCAGTAGAAAATGTCCCATATGAAGCAACAATGATAGAGTTAGTTTCATTTTCTACAATCGACCTGATATCTTCTCTTTTGTCTGCTTTAGTTTCGCCTGACACGTAGAACACTTTCCTGTTCTCTTGCACTTTATCACAAATGGTATTATACAATACTTTTCCGTGTTTGTCTACATATTGGAACAATAATAGTGTATTACCTTCAAGCGATACTGATAGGTTAGTGATAAAATTATTTCTAGCAACCGACGATACGAGATAATCAATTTCTTCTTGGTACTTATATTTGCTGACTAACTTACAGTTTTCCTTTGTGTGTTTTAGAATAAGAGATTTGATTCTAAACTCTGATAGATTGCCTTCATCCATTAGCGTCTTTGTAGTCGTTACTTTTTCTACTGCACCGAACAATCCTTCTAACACTAATTTATGTGTCTGTGTCCCATCAAGTGTTCCAGTAAATCCATACCGATATGCACAGTTCTCTAGATTAGTCATAATAGAAGTTAATGACTTGGCTTTAAACTGATGCGCTTCATCTCCTATCACAACATCAAATTGATCAAACCAACTTTTTGATTGCTTGTAGATAGACTGCCAAGTGGAGATGACAATATCTTTGTTGGTGTGTTTGTCTGCTCCCGCCATAATCTGGTGAACGTTATTATCAGAATCAAATCCATAGTCGGAAAAGTCTTTGTATAGCTGAGAAACAAGAGATGTTGTAGGAACTATGATTAGCGTTTTACCTGCAAGGTATCGTGTAACCAAATATATGATTAGTGACTTACCAGATGCGGTTGGAGATAATAGCATTGCTCTGCGTTTTCGTATCGCATGAACAAACGCTTTTATTTGATAATCTCTAGGCTCTAACGCTAAACTTAAACTAGCGATAAACTCTTTGGCTTCTTCAACAGAAAACTCCTCATCAGCATCAACAGTTCTGTCTAGCTCAAAATGATATCCACGCTCGTCACAGAAATGTTTTAGGTGTGGTATCAATCCATAATACAAAGTTTGATTATGAGAATGATACAATCTTATCTTCCCATCCCACACTTTGTTTTTGTATGCGGGCATAAACTTATATCCAGGCACCATAAACGTAAAGTGTTCGCTTATTTCCATACCTTCACCTTTTTCACAGTGAACGTAAGCGTATACATCGTTTAGCTTTGATACCTTGATGGCTGACATTACAACTCACCACCTGTCAGTTTCATATAGTCTATAGCATTTTTGATTTGAAAGTTTCTTTGGTTTAGATTCTTAATGATTTCTTCCAGCAAAGACATCTTCTCTTTTTGATTGACAATCTTTATGTTTGTCTGTATGATTTCTTTGTCCGACTGCATATACATCTCAGTCTCTGTCTTAAGCAACAACTTGTCAAAAGGTTCCCAGCCTCGCTCTTTGAGTTCTTCTTCAGACATTTTGCCTGCGTAGTACTCGTGCTTAGCCAGATACATTTCTTTGCTTTGAAACTCTGCTGCTTTTAATCTGCGGCGCTCTTCGTAATATATCTTCATATACTTACTGTGCAGCACTGGAATCCTTAGCGATTCAGCGCCTAGCATTGTAGAGTCTATAAGAGAATCACTTTTCCATTCTTCAATAATTTCATCAAGTGTCATAAAAAATCCATAATAAGCCGAAATGTCACATTATAACATAAAGTTTAGTTTATGTCAATAAAGTTGCTTCAAGATATGTGTATGCAAATGTCGCGGTTGTTGTCTGGAAGTCTTGCCCTTCAGATGTGCTTAGATTGAACCCCGTAAGTTCTACAGGAAATATGTCATAAAACTTGACATCAATGTTATTGTTGTTAGCATTCGTCTTAATCAATAAAGAAGCGTCGGACGTAACACTGTTCTCTTTTCCTGCAACTTTTGTTAGCGTTCCTAGTTTGTCCAATGAAGTAGGATTTCCAAGATTGACCATCCAATTGTAGATATCAAACCAAGACTGCATATCCTCATCAACTGCATACGTGATTTGCAATTGTTCGTATCTCAACTGATTACCTGGATTGTATACTGCAGTGTACGGGGAGTTTGTCTGTACAGGGTCCATAGTAATAGATGGCATAACAACACCCTGTATAAAGAACGTGAAGTTTGGTAAGCGTTCAATAACAAACTCGTATTTGTTGTTTGCTAAAAAACTTAGATTAGTGGGTGCCATTCAATCAATCTCTTGTTTAATATTTGTATTTATAACGCATAAAAAAAGGGGCTCCGAAGAGCCCCTTAAACATCAGTCTTATTGCTGATTTGATATTACATCAAGTTAGCAATCGCAATGCGACGATAGTAGATGTTTTGATCACCAGCAGCAGGTGAAGTAACATCAATCGCGCCAGCGCCATTTGTAGTAGCAAATGGGTTAGCGACCATGCCGTAACGAGTCTTGAAGCCGATCTTAGGCTGGAACGTATCTTGACCAACCGCACGTACCATCTGGAGAGGTACGTAAGGGCAGTAGAAAAGACCAGCATCATATGAAGACGTGCCTTTGTAGCCCATAGTTGCGTAGTGAAGACCATTAGTAGCATTGAAGTAAGGATCGATGTACACTTTAACACGACCATTCAATACACCAGCGAACGTGTTGCCAGTGTCATCTACTTGAAGGCTGTTAGAAAGAGCAGGAGTATAATCCAGAACACCAGCCATCTGAAGAGCAGAAGCTACGTCAGAAGAACAGATGAGAAGATTACCCTTGCCGCGACGTGTAGCACGAGCGATTTCGTTTGCTTCACGCTCAAGTTCGAACATCAAACCCTTGAACTTTTCAACTGACCAACGACCGTTAGCATCAACGTCGAGGTCAAATGTGCCAGGCGTAGCTGTTTGCTGAGCGCCTTGCTTAGCAGTGATGTTGATTGTACGAACAACTTCACGGTTGATTTCAGCGAGGATTTCAGCAGAAAGAATGTTAGCAAGTTCTTGCTCAGCGTCCAAACCATGAACTGCTTTCAAGTCTTGCGCCAATTCCATTGTGTATTCTGCTTTCAGAGCACGGCTCTTAGCTGATACAGCAACTTTATCGATAGTGAAAGCCATTTCTTTGAATTGATTAGTAACACCCAACTGTTCAGCTTCGGAAGTTGACATGCCTTGACCTACAGTGTAGACACCATCAACTGGGCTGCTCGTTGCACTGTGCGTACCGTTGCTAAGTGAACCGGCAGAGTCCTGGTTAGAGAAGCCAGTATCAGCTTCATTAAAGAGGGCTTCAGCGCCAGTTGGATCGGTGTAGTGTGAACGCATAGCAAAGATCAAGCCAGTAGGACCTGACATAGGCTGTACGCCGCAGATGTCATAAGCGATAAGATTAGGCATAGCACGACGTACCAAAGAAATCAGTACGGGATCTACAAAATCGACACCAGCAGCATCTACCGCACCTGCAGCACCAATGTTATTACCAATAACGTTAGTTGTTTCATTCAACAATGAAGTTTGTTGAACATAACCACCTGATTGGCCTTCTCGGACAGCGATTTCTTGGTTCTCAAGAAGCTGAGCCATTACAGCACGCTTGTGAGCATTTTCAATCTTAGGCATGGAAGCATGCTCAAGAATGGGAGCCCACTTTTTCTGTAAAATATCTGTTGACATAGTTTTCTCCTTTGAGTAAATTCTAAACTCTGTTATTATTTATAAAAAATTAACTTTTAACAATGCTTGAAAGATTTTGAACGTATCTTTGCATCAGAGGAGAAATTGTAGCTTCAGACAACTCTTCAGTTGCATCTTCTACGAGACTTTCTTTTTCTGATACTGATTCAGTAGATTCGGTGAAGTACTTCTTCTTGATCATTTCAGCTTTCTCAGTGTAGTCTTTTTCTGATTCGAATTCGACATTTTCTGACAAAGACTTGAACTTCTCAATTTGAACTTCTGTCAAACCTTCAGAAACTTGCTCAAGTACCTTTTCTTTCTTCAGTGACTTCAACTGCTCAGAAAGCTCGTTGTTATCGCTGACGGCTTTGTCAAGCTCACCCTTCAGAGACTCAATTTCATTAGCGAAATTTTCTACTACGTCAACTTTGTCTTCAGGGATATCTACGTAATGCTCAACGAAAAGGTTTTTCAGACCTACCATGAAGTCCTCTACCATTTCAGCACGAATACCACGCTCTACCGCGAGTTTGTTTTCTTCCATCCACTCGGAAACAACATACTCAAGGTATTCATCCACTTTAGATACTAAGCCTTCGGCGAAAGTATTAGTTTCTTCTTCGAATTTGGCGTCAAATTCTTCTTGCAGCTTTGCAGTGTTTTCTTTAACACGCTCAGCAACAACGGCTTCAAAGATAGCCTTTGCTTGTGACTTGTACTCTTCTGACAAATCTTCGCCAGAAAACAGCGCATCAACATCAATAGAAGATTGCTCTTCAACAACTTCTTCAGTTGTCTCGACCACTTCCTCTACCGCTGTGTCAACAGTGTTTTCCTCTAAATCATGCTGGATTTCTGCTGTCATACGATTCTCCTTTTAAAAAATAATTTGAGTCAATTATTAAGTTATTTATAAAAACAATAGTTTCAACTATAGACTTTTTAGGAAGGATGTGAAAATTTTCAACTTCGCTTCCTGCAATTGTTTAGTAGATGCTTTCTTAATAATCTTTTTCGACTCTTCGATTTGTTTTTCCATCCAGTGGCCATCTACGCAAACCCACTCTCTGTTTTCCATGATACCTCGAACGAACGCATCGGGAG